ATCAAATAGGCTTAGTTTTACCATACCGCCCAGTTCTCCAAGCATATTAGCCATCTGTGAACCAAAGGCGTAACCTTCTATAGCCACATCTAAGATTTGATAACGACCTAGGTTAGTAACCATATACTCTTTGATGTCAGCTAAACGCTTTATGCCTCTGTATTGGGAGGTGTAAACAGATGTTGAGTACAACTCTCCGTTAAGGGCTGTTATAGAAAAACCGCTATATGACTGGTCAATGCCTATGTAGACAGGGACATCTCTAGGCAAACCGCCGTCAAAGAACTTCATTAGAATCGGTTTCTTAGCGCTGAGGTACGGCGTGTCAACTCTCGGCTAGTAAGGCTGTAGTAACGCTCAAGGTTATCCATAGTAGTCTCTAGCATCTTACGGTAGGCGTAGGCATACATCTTTACCTTAGCTAGCTCTTCAATCTCTGGGTCTGTAATAACCGCAGCCTTTAGCATCGTTGCCTTCTCTGTCGTCTTACCATTAGTTTTAGATAGGAACGCCTTTGCCTCAGCAGTGCTGTAGGCATTCTCTGCTTCCATCTCAGCCAATGCGGCACAGGCAACCTGTGTGCGAATAAAGCTATAGTTCTCCATATACTTAGTAGCTAAAACCATTAACTCTTGGTCGTCTACGACTGTAATATCTTTTGGAAACATTGGGGCATCAATGTCTAGGCTACGACGAACTGGCATCCCCTGAGCTTCAAGGATTTTCATAACTTCATCACTTACGCCAGTAGCAACAATATTAATCATTTGTATACCCCTTACAGTTAGAACATTCGGTTGACGATAGGTTACATGCTGGTGGGATTCTATCCCTAACTGCGTTACAAATCATCTCAGCGGCGTCAAACAGCTCAGTAATGCCAAAATCGCTATTGTGTACTACAAACTCTTTAGCCTCTTGGTTGCTCTTGCACTCATAGATAAGTACAGCTTCCTGAGGCCCGTTCTCGTACCCAAGTAATTCTGCTAACTTCATATAGATTTGCACCTGTGTTATATGCTTTTGAAATGGAGCCTTCAAAGCTTTCCACGCCTTATCCATATCGTTATCGTGTTCAATCAATAACTCTGGGGCTTCCCATCTAAGGGTTCCAACACCTACTGATTTAATCTCTAACATTAGTGGGTCGCCTAAACCTACTAGCCACCCATCTGAGTGACCTGAGATGCGCAACGGCTCATAAAACAAAGGCACTTCACGGTATTCTAAAGGGCCATCATGGCAGTCAGACCCGCCCCAGAACATCTCCTCGCACTCAGTGCAATACCACTTGCCATACAGAACGTTCATCTGCTGGAACCAACGCTGCCACTTTGCGTGAATAGCATGGCCCTCTTCAAAAACAGACAACAACCGCATACTCATCTTACGATTAGCCTGTGGTGCTTGTCCTAATAGTTGAAAGTACGACGCACGGTAACACCAGTTGCCGCTAGCCATCTCTGATGGGTGTAGAACATCTGTTCGCCTAGACATATCTCTAGGCTTAGATAGTAGAAACCTCTCTACTGAACCAAGCACTCTTGTATCTTTTTTAGCCACGTCTATAAACCTCTTTAATGTTCCGCTTGGTTTGTATTTCATGTTCACAACCTATCACGTATTTTTAGTTTCTACCCAATCTTGAAACGATAAGCCAGCTTTGTTTGCTTTACGCTTTAATGAATTTCGTTCACGATGTGACATGCCTCCCCATATGCCGTGCTGCTCGTCCATTTTGTCTGAGTAAAGCAAACACTCTTTACGTACTGGGCACTCAGGGAAACCATCTTTACCGTAGCAAACGGCTTTAGATACCTGCGCTACTGATTGGTATTTGTCTTTGTCTCTTGGGGGATACCAAAGTTCGGTGTCCATCCCTCTGCACTTGGCGCGGTGTCGCCATCCTTCGTTGTGACCGATATCTGATTCGTACAAGTATGCTCCTGAAGAGTAGAGCGTAGTTCTAGAAAATCATCTTCGGTTAACATAACGTAGTTCTCGTTATTTAAACTGAAGCCGAGGACAGGCATCCGACTGTCAAGAATTGCTTCTTCAACAATCTTTTCCAGAACCGCCGCTTTGACGGTAAAGGAAGCTTTGCCAGTCCACTTATGCTCTATGAGCATGTCTTGTGAACGGACATCGCCTTTCCGACTCCAGAAAGCCCCGCTTCCAGCGCTACGCTGTCCGCCAACTTTCTTTGCAAGTCGGTCCTCGTGCTTCTTAGATTCTCGTTGGCCCTTACTCTTCATAAGCGAACTTAGACCCCGCTTTAATGGAGTCAAGAACGTCCCGTTCAAGGGCCTCTTTCAAATCAATCTCTTCCCGAATGGAGGCAAGCATAGCATCTGCGCCCTGCCATTGCCGTTCGCCGTACCGATAATAGGCACCAGCGCGAGTAATAACCTTGTTAAGTTTACCAATTGCAATTAGCTCTTTACCAAAGTCAAGCTCTCCAGCAGGCACCTCTCCGCCCTCTGCAAAGTAAAAATCAAATGAGGCTACACGAGACGGTGGGGCTGACTTATTCTTAAGGATTCGTGCCTTAATAGACTGACCAACACGACGCTTTTCCTCACCTGTGCCAGCCTCAATCCAATCATCTCTGCGGACGTCTACACGAGTGAAGTAACTGTAGTTCTTGCCCTTACCCCCAGGGGTTGTGCGGGGGTCGCCGTACATAACGCCAACCTTATCGCGCCATTGGTTAATCATAATCCCAATAAATGGACGTTCAAACTCTGTCAAGCTTCGTTTAGATGCAAGGCCTACTTTTCTGAAGAACTTGTTGGTGAGGAGTGCTCCTCGTCCAACGGTGTGTTCATCCATTTCTTTCTCATCTTCTGCTCCAGGAACGAGGGCAGGAAGACTATCAACAACAATACAATCCACAGATTTACTTTCAGTGATTTTAATAACCGCTTCATAGGCTTCCTCCATCAAATTAGTAGATATTACATACACACGTGACGTATCAACGCCACACATCTCTGCATATTTTGGTACCCACTGCTCTGCAGCAACCCATACGGTTGTGAACTCTGGGTCCAACTTTTGATTAGCAGCGATAGTCTTCAAAGCAATAGCGGTCTTACCTTGGCTCTCTTCCCCAATAACCTCATGCCATTGATTAATAGGCCAACCGCCGCCAAGGGCTACATCTAATGAGATAGAACCAGTAGTTACGTAGCCCATAACATCGTCTCTAATATCTGAGCCTAAAACAATAGTGTCTGCGCCCATCTTCTTGTTAATTGCACTAAATACTTTTGCTAGTTCGCCTGAGATTCCCATTAAATATGTCCAATGATTGTAGTTGGGTTCCATCCGCCTGTTGGAACTTGAGTTGCTGCTTGAGTGGGGCCTGACGCCTGCGGTCCACTTGTAATTCCTTTACCCATACCTGACCCGCTTTGGGTAATTGGGTATCCGCAATCGTAACAACGCTTACGTGCTTCGGGAGTTGCACCACCATAGTTGCCACTACCGCATCCAGGGCAACGGTCGCCTTTAGGAATTGCTGGAGTAGCAGAGGGGTACGACGGCTGCCCAACGTTTGGCATTGGGTTTTGTGTTTGCGGAACATAAGTAGGCTGTGGGCCTGCTTGCTGCTGTGGTTGAGGTGTGCCTAACTTTCTAGCAAACCAATCGGCATTACTCATAGTCCATATCCATTTCTATTCTTCCTGAGCTTAACGCCCCTGAGTCTAATATACCAATATTAATACCAATAGATAACGCGCCTATGAGTGACGACATGCTCACAGCTTTATATATAATTTTAGAAGATGCTGTCTCCTCAGGAGTAAGGTCTGCCCCTTTACCGTTTGACCTATGCAGTGCCACCATAGTGTCAGCGCTAATGTCTGACAAAGCGTCTATGTAAGGCATTAACTCCATAATACGGCTAACTCTAATGTCGCTATCTTCTTGCTCTTTAGCATCGCCTTCTGCGCTTACTTTGTTTAAACCTACAAACTCAGCTAATTTATTAGCATCGTCTAGCCCAGTGTCATACAAGTACCACCGAAGAATAGTAGACATAGGTACCTCAGTAGATACAACCTCGTACTTGGGCCGTCGTCTAAACCAAGCCATTGGCATTTTCCTTTGCTTCTAGATTTAAACGGTACTCATAATAGTTATCAACACGGCGCCTATCTACAATATGACTTCCATGAGTTTTTCTGCGAAAAGCCCTAATATGAGCAGATACAGAAGCTTCTGGCGTAGAAGTGGCCTCTGACAGCTCACGAAGCGTATGCCAGTTCTGGTCAACCATAATGTTGTAGATTCTGGCCTGTTGAGAATTTAAACGCGCAGAGTCTTTGGCTGGGTCAAACCCTGCCCCATAAAACTCTGGCTCTTCGTAAAACTCTGATGTCATTGTATTCCTCTCTTTTCTATGTAAACTTAAGTTCTAAGTCTTTGTCTTTAGTAAACCACATAGGCAACGTATACCTGTTCTCCCCAATACCCATGACCTCGTGCACCATGTTATCTCCGCCTGACGGAAATATAATTAAATCGCAAGCCTTTGGTTTAAAGGATAAGTTAAGTTTTGGAAAGTTTAATACTCCCCCGTCCTCAACTGTGTTTAAATACAGAATAGCACTATAGACAAACTGCTGGTTATACCCTTCCTCTGTATCAACATGAGCCTGCACATTATCCCCAGGCAGATGCTTAGCAAACCAAAGGGAATTTAAAAATATAGGCTCAGTATCCATAAAGTGCTCGGACATACTGGTTTTTACAGCCTCTACTATGTTAATTGACACCTCTTTAATAGCACCTAAACCGTCAATAACAGGCTCACCCTTGCCATGCTTGTATATGTCATCTATACCAAAGAACTTTTTAAACCATAACCCTTTGTTATCTGATGAAAAAGAAGGTGAGTTCTCATCTATATACTTAATTAAAGTGGCAGCGTCACTCAAAGAAATAAAATTACTTATTACTTTTATCATTTTGCCTCTCCCCACTTACTAACTACGGTTATGTCGGCCACTAACGGTATTGGTAGCAATTTAATACCTTCCATAGCCTCGCGAATGGCATTTACAGTGTCATCTACAAGCGCGTCTGGGGTTAAAGTTACAATTTCGTCGTGCACTGTAAGTATCAGCTTAGCACCAGCGGGAATCATTTGATGAGCACGAACCATAGCTAACTTAATAATGTCTGCAGCCGTACCTTGAATACGTGTATTAAAAGCTTGACGCTCAGCACTAGCCCTAAATCCCATCTGCTTAGAGTTAATGTCAGGGAGGTAACGTCTGCGCTTCATGATAGTAGTAACAAAACCTTTGTTTCTAGAAAGGCCAATAACCTTAGCGCGGTACTTTGCCACAGAAGAAAACTTCTCTGAAAAGTCAGATAGTAGATGCTTGGCCTCAGTTACAGAGCACCCGATAGAACGTGCAATCTTGTCAGGGCCTACGCCGTAAGCCATAGCAAGCACAAGAACCTTGCCTGCTTTTCGGTCAACACCCATAGTGTCACCTACGGTTGTATAAATGTCTCCGCCGTCTAAGTAGTTCTTCATCATAATAGGGTCTTCCGACATAGCAGCAATAACACGAGGTTCAATCTGTGAGTAGTCAGCCACCACTAACTTGTACCCCTCTGGAGCACAAAATAAATTACGGATAGACTTACCGTGCGCTGTATGAGGGGCAGGTACGTTTTGAAGGTTCGGGTTACGACTAGAAAAACGACCAGTCTCTGCACCCCATTGAACAAAGTCTCCGTAAATACGGCCGTTAACAAGCATTGACTCTCGCATCTCAGTCTTTGACTTGCCGCCAACAGTTTTAGTAATCTCACCACCTAAATAAGGAATTACATAAGTACTCAACAACTTGTTTAAATCAGCGTACCCAAGAAGCGCGTTAACTAACTCGTCTTTCTCACGATAAGGCTCAAGCGCCTCCGCTGATACTGAGTAGTCTTTATAGTCAAGAGCGCTCTCTTCTTTTTGAGAGCCTTTACCAGTTAGAAGCTGTGGGCGTAGCCCTCGGCAGCCCTCTGAACGTGGGCCATAAAGGATGTACTGCTTCTCGTTATTAGAGTTAATATTAAAAGGCTGACCCGCGATGCGATAGATATTAGACTTAACTTCTTCAATCTCTATAATCAACTTGTCGTATAGAACCTGTAGCTCTGCCGTGTCAATAGGGGCTCCAGTAAGCTTCATATCGCAGAGGACACGTAGCACATCCATCTCTAACTGCATAACAGTATCTACATCTGCAGCAGTCAGCTTTGGAACAAGGGTCTTCCATAGTAAAAATGTGTACTTAGCATCTAAATAAGAATACTTGGCGACATCGCTAAACGAATAAAGTTCTACTTGGTGACCTATACCTTTTTCCATGCTATAGCCAAGCTCGCGCTGTAGGCAGTCATCAAGGCCAAGTCGTCCCTTGTTCTTGTTGTCATACAAGAAAGACGCCATCAAGGTGTCAAAGTAAGGGCCTGTAGGGACCTCGCCACCGTAATACTTAGCTACTGAACTAAGGTCAAACACTAAGTTGTGGCCAATAGTTAGCTGGTTGTCGTTAAACAATAACGGCTTTAAAGCCTTAAACACCTCTGCGGGAAACAGTTGAACAGGTGCTTCATCAAATACTTTAATTGCTTTCTTCTTATCGCGTGAGTAGTCCAACTCTCGTGCTGGTAGCCCAGCAGCAACGCGCTTTTCACCTTGCCCAGTAAGTGGGAAAGACTCAGATACAAATTCTCCATGAGGGTGGCCCATAGGAATAACATCACCACGACCATGCGTAGCAAAACTAATCCACAGAACTTCGTTTACAGCAGGAGTACCGCGGTCATCTCCAACAGTCTCCACGTCAAATGCAAACGCGTCCTGCTTGAGATAGTACGCAACCATCTCATCTAATTGCTTTTTTGTTGTAATAATATTCAAGTTATGTCCCTTATAGAGCCGAAAGGCTAGAGCCAGGGGATTTAGACCCTAGCCCTTCAGCGACCTAGTTGTTTAGAGAAGTGAAGCAGCGACTGCTTCTAGCTCTTCCCAAGTTGGCTCCTTGATAACGGAGCGGTCAAACGGCACCATCGCAGCAATTGCGTTTTCAATTGCCTCTTCATCTGTAATGCCCCAATCCTCAGCGAGGTCTCGTGGCTTAACAGGGTTAATGTGGTACACAGTTGATTGCATCTTACCTGTACGACTAATCGCCCAGTAGTTCTTTGTTAGAGGACCAGCTGGTGAAAAGTGTGCGGCATGCAGGGACTTATAGAGACGTGGACTTGCAATAAGCATTTGACGCTGTGGGCCTCCAGGCGCACTTAGGTTAGCGATTGTAAATGCCTTCTTGTCTTCAGGCTTGCTTCCAAGCTTTACGCACAATGGGTCATTAGCACCAAGAGACACGAATGAACGCTTACCTGATGTAATTTGTGATAAGAAGTGCTGCTTGTAGATAGCGAACGGGCCATCTTGGTCAAGGAACTTGATTACTTGGAACTCTCCATCGTTGAACTTAAATTCAACTGGATATCCGCCTGCTGGTGCAGATGCTTTATCTGCGGCTTCCCAACCAGATAAAATGTTGTTGCTTGTGCTCTGGGCTGGGCGTTCTGTAATTGCTGTGTTTGAGAACTCGTCGTTTTCAACAACGTATTCTGCTGTTCTGTCTACTGCCATTTGTTTATCATCCTTTTATTTTAGTTTAGTTTATTTTAGTTTCGTCTGCTCGGATTTGATTCCAAGCCTCGGCAATCTCATTGCTGAGCTGTCGGTGTAAGGACCATTCTACACGTTTTGTGTAAAGTAGTCCAGCCGAATCAAACAACGAAACTGTCTTTTCCACCATGGCCCTAGAATAAAGTCTACGGCCTTGGTGGTCTTCACCGTTTTTGTTCTTTTTAGCGGGAAGTCTATATGGGGAAGCTGGAAGATAGCCTTCCTTTATCCATGTGCGTATAGTGATAACTGGTCGTCCTAAAGCCCCTGCCAAAGCGCCAATTGAAAACAGTTCTACCTCTTTACCGTTGGGCAAAGTCTTCTTAGTAGGCTTTGCATCCCAAGCAGCATCTAGTGTTATCTCTGGTGGTTTAACTACTTTTTCTTTGCGCTTGCGCTTACTACCTGGGTAGTAAGCGTCAAGGTCTTCAAACAGTTTATCAATCTCGTCTGACATTACTTATCCAATAAAAACGCGTAACTAATTTTAGATGGGAACATAGCGTCAATGTCTTCTTCTGTTAAATAGTTTTCATAGAAAGCCGCCATGATAGCGCCCTCATCAATAGTGGGCACCATCTT